GCTTTGCTTGCATTGCTGTTTATATCATGCTTTACAGATGCTCCGCTAGGGTCGCGCCGCTCGATAGATTTTGAAGCCACCCTGCCTTCTTGAATCTGCCAATTACCCTTGAGCCGCCCTGTATCGACTCGCGTATCTTCGACAATGCTAGAAAACAACTCAATCTTAATTGACTTGGCAAGCTGTCCGAGATTTTTTCCTCCCTTCCTAACCATGGTATCGATGTCTGTTGCCCAACTCATCGACGAACCTGCGCGAAATAAACGACTGTCGTTGCAGTATCAGGCTGAATTGTTTTCACGCCTACAATACTCCACTCCTCGCCATTAAGCACAACACGGTCGCTTGGTTGCGGAACTTGCTCGTTGCTCAATACTAACTCTCGGTCACCAACCAATATCCGCTTGCCATCAATCACTTTATCAGGGTAAGGACGCACAAGCCCAGTCGTTGTGACGCTTGCATCAACGCCCGACACAACAACTCCAGTGATAGGGTCAACACTATTGCCAACGGTTCGATTTAGAATAATTGATGTGCCAAATTTTGTCAGCAGGTCAAGCGCAACGGCTCCCATGTTTGTATAGAAGGGCATTATGAACGAACCAATTGTAAGCCATTTGCTTTCAATAGCCTGTTCAGCAAAGCATCGCCTGTGCTAGTAAATGTAGCCTTTTGGTCTGCGCCATCTTTTACTGCGAATTGGACATCAACCGCGCCTTCCACACGCTGCCTGCGAGCCACAAGGTTTGGATTTGCTGGGCGATTATATAAATCAACGCCATTGTGAATATCAATCGCAAATGCCCATTGACACATTAACAATTGCCGTGGAAGTTCGTTTGCATTCCAGTACCAGTTGTCGATGACTAACCCGAAACGTGGGAAAGCCATTGACTGATTACGATTCGCACGTGTTCCTTTCAGTCGTGCTTCATGCTTGTCAATGTATTCAGCTGCTTTCACAAGCTCAACATCAGCGGCAGACGCATCGGCAATAGTCGCACCCAATGATGCAGCGTAAGCGATATAATCAGCACGCGTTGAGTAGCTATTCGCGCCAGCCACTCCGCTGCCATCTTCAACAATCATTTAGACTTACGTGCTACAGGCTTCTTTTCTTCTTCTTTCTTTTCTTCTGCAAGCTTGTGAACGTCAGGATTGTAGTCTGACTTATTCATAATAACTGTCATACCTGCATCTGTAATGATTTTTACTGTTTCGCATGTTTGACTCATGGTGTCCTCCATTTTATAAAAGAATATGGGCGACCCGAAAGCCGCCCATGTCATACATTAACCGAGCAATGAAGCGACGTGTTCAGGTTTCCAAACCTTAACACCCCAAGCGCATGCGCATTGAATCATGGCTTTGCCTTGCCCCAAGTAAACGCTGAACTCAAACGGCAAACCACTCACAGGGTCAACAATCATCATGCGGTCAACCGCAGAATCGCGAGCCACGCCACCAATGATTGGTGTTGCAGGAGCGCGAGCAACAAGCTCGATTGCGGAGCGTGCAAACGCCACATTGCGCACGGATGAACCAACAACTGTGATTGCTGTAGCTGCTGCACCAATGGCTACGCGTAACCCTGGGGCTTGCAGTGTGATTGTATCGCCAGCGGCAGGGTTAACACCTGCGAATGATACGGCAGCAACTACGTATTTGTTGGTGTCACCAGCAAATGTAACCACATCACCTGCTGCAACAACGCCAGTGCCTGCGGTTGCCAATGTGATGACTGTTGCACCCACGGCATATCCAGCTGCGTCGGTCGTTCCGCTTGCCATGTTGCCAGCGGTATGGTTTTGCACTTGTGCTGATTGTCGCAAGTCCAAACCTGACAATGGCAACAACACGCCTTGGCGTTGTAATACGTCAGAGCCAGTGATGTTCGCTTGCGCTTGCTTACCTTGAATTGTTGCACCAGCGGTTGTGTTCATGACAAGTTGATGTCCAAACTCGCCTGCGCCATTATCAACCAAGATTTGCTTAGTAAATGATGCGTCAGTGAAATCACCAGCTGTTTGAAAAGGTGTTGTTCCAGCTGTGCCGTAAGCACGGCTAGCGCCTTGGTATGCAGCTACAGCAACATCAAGCTCCATTTCATTTGCCAATGCGCGCATAGCTTGCTGAGCTTGGTCACCATACAATGTTTCGAAACCTGAGCCATTGTTGACATGCTTGATTTCTTCGCCTTCCCACGGGATTTCAACCGCGCGGTCTTTGGTGATGGTAATGGTTTTTGAATCAACTGTTTGATTCGTACCTTCGCTGATAACCATGCCTACGTTACGATTAACTGCTGTCGCAGTGCGTGTGAAGTGCGAACGAACAGGGTCGCCGATTGCGGCGCGTTCAGAACCTGCATTTAATGTTACAGCTGGAATGAATCCAGTTAGTTCACGTGAAACCTTGTCGGCTGCGGTGTATAAATCAGCGGCAAGGTTATTTAAGACGTTTGGCATAATATGCCTCCTTGTTTTTTATGGAGGCACTAAAAAGAGAAAACGCCCCCATGATGTTAACCATGAAGGGCGCAGCCCTGAGTCCAATTCTCGTCGCGGACGGAATGGAGTCTATGTAATGCCGAATCTTACACAGCGTGCATTAAGTGTGTCAAACAGTTGATAGTTTTCCACCATCTTTGAAGAATGCAGCGCGTTCAGCATGAGCCATTGAATCAAACGCTTCTCGCGTAATAACCTTGCCACCGCCAGTGCCTTTCCCTCCGACATCACCTGACCCCGATGCTTTCGAGCCAACAAGCAATGGTGCAAACGCTTTATTCTCAATAATCTCTTTGCGCAAGTCATCGATACCACTTGCTGTTGGCTTTCCATTGGCATCAAGAACACGAATTGACGGCGTTCCATCTTTCACCTCGACTGCCAAGCGACGCTCGATGTGAGGCAACAACACGTCAGCACTACCTTGAAGAGCTAGTTCAGCGGCTAGCTTGGATGCTTCACTGCCTACGGTCATTTTATTGACCATCTTCTCATATTCACTCAAGCGGCTTTCGCGCGCTTCGATTTCAGTCTGTAGCTTTTCTTGCCATGACTTTTCAATGGCTGCCACGTCGCCCGATTTCCTTGCCGCTTCTGCTGCTGCATCTTCCGCTGCTTTTTTTGCCGCGGCTTTTTCGCCTAGAATCTCACGATTCTTAGCTTCCAATGCTTCAACACTTGATTGTAGCTTCTCAAGTGTTTTTGCCATTTCTTCCGCTTTGGCTGCCTTATCCTGTAATGCCTTGATTTCGTCTTCTGTCATTGCTTCCTCTCCTTAAAGTCCTGCTTTATTAAATGCAACTGGCTCCATCGCTCTCATTTGTTCAAGCGTTAATGGCTTGAAATTCTTGCTCAACTGCAATTCAGCGAAACGGTCTGCGCTTAATTCACCATCGCGCAGCAACTTACCACGGGTATTGCCAATAATGCTGTCCTGCACGCTTGCAGGCTGACCTTTCAACCATGCGTAATAACTCTTATCAGCAGGCACTTTGCCAACCTTTCCAGTTGTCGGGTCACGCTCTGCCCTTGTTCGACCTTTACTCAAGAATTGATATTCATTCTTAAGGATGGCAACTGTTGATGTCCTGCACCGAATATGAAACGGTGGACGCTGCCCTTTATCAATCGGATACTCCTTGCCATCCAGTGAGCGGCAAATTGATGATGTTCGGCTGTCCAATGTTGCAGTTATACGAACTCCGCGAATCATAGAACGATTGTCATCCCACACCTTATTGCGAGCTTGCGCAGAAGCGTGCTGTAATGCTGTTCGGGTGATTGATTCCTGATTGCGCTTCATGATTGCCAATGTGCCGTCTTGATAGCGTGCGGCTCGCGTTCCTCTAATACGCTCAAGAATTTGCTGTGTTGTTTGTCCCTCTGCAAACCCTAAGCGTATCATTTTCTGCATTCGCTCACGCTCTGTTTTTGTGAAGTCTTTTAGCAATGGTTTCAATAATGAACCACTTGCCGCTCCACCTATATCTCCAAGCGGCGCTGCATACACGGCAGCAACAATCACAGCGTCAGATGGAATTGATAAAGACACGCCACCAACAATGCTTTCAAGGCTTCGAGCCTCAAAACCAGCTTCGTAAATCGCAAGGCTTCGCACACTTTCACGCCACACCTTTTCATAATCATTTAGACTGCCGTTAAGCGCAGCGTCAATCTGCGCCAATATCTTTTCAAGCTGACGCATTGTCCCTAAATCACCAACACGCGTGAGAATGTCGCGTATGTCGCTGTCCATAGCACGCAGAAACTCATCAAACTTTGCGACCTCATGTGATTTCAGCCGTTCAAGATGCGATTGGTGCCGCGTGGCAATGGTTATTAATGCTTCTTGTGGCACTTATGCCCCACCGCCTAAATTCGGCATTGTTGAATCGCCAAGCTCCGCATTGAACGCATCAAGCGTTTTCTCACCTTCAACAATGTCAACCTTCTTCAACCAACGGAAATAATCGCCGACTGGAATAGCACCTTGGATAAACCCTGCAACCATAGCTTGAATTTCCTGCGCGGTCGCGTTTGGCTGGACAAAGTCTTTTGTTGTCTCGAATCCATAATCATTGCCGAGTGTTGCGTTCATATATCGTGCGCACCATTCGATAGCTTGCGTGTAAGCCTCGCTTACATTGGCTGAAATCATTGCTAAAGCTGAATGCTGCACGCTTGCGTCGTTGTCTGATTCAGTTGCTGTTTTAGCAACACCGTTAGGCTGAATGTAACGCGCACCCAAACCAACCATGCCCTCGACTTTATCAAGCATCGCCTGTCTAACCATAGGATTTGGTGCGGCTGATTCAAAACCAAAACGTTCGCCCGATGGAACGCCAATGAGCGAGCGGCTGCCCATATACATGTTGTTTTCTTGCATCATATCAAGGTGGGTTTGTGTGACCCCCGACATCCATGCTTGCGCCTGCCCAACATACCAAACGGAATCTTCATAGTCTGCGCTGTTGCGATAATGCCCAACATTTAATTCAGCCAATCCGCGCATGATTGAGTCGTCAACGTCAGGTGAGTTGGATTCTGAACCAATAAACGTGAATGGAATAATACCCCATGGATTACCTGCGCCATCTGTTGGCACTGATTCGTCAATGACGACCCATTCGCGCTTTTCGTTTTGCTGCCATAGACGCTCTATGAACACACCGTTGGTTAACGCCAGCTCGCGCAGTTGGTCAACATCTTTTGTTGAATAACCATCTTTCTGCACTACATGCGCACTCTCTGAAAGCACAACCAACGATAGCACAATGCGGCTGCCTACCGTTTCGGTGCGCCAGTTTATGATTTGGTCGGCTTCATATTCATTGATTGTTGCAAAATAGTTGCCTGTTGCCATGTCTGCCCGAGACAACTGAGCTTCCGTTTTTGGGTACGACACAAAAAGCCCACCGCGAGCCACCTTAATTACATCAGCCGTGACATCACGCGCCTGTTGGAATATTGACACCCCTTTCCCATCAGCATTGCTTGCCAAGTACTCAAGCTCAGGTGGCACAACAAGCTGTGGCTTTTTCGAAAATAAAAGGCTATTCAGCCCTTGCGCTGTTCTTCCTGCGATTTGATAAAACACTGCGCGCTCTTTATAAGCCTTGTTTCGCGCCCTGTTCTCACGACTC